AGTTTCATATATTCCACAAAAATTTGTAAGAAAAGAAACTATAATACGAGAAATTAGTGCCTCTAGATTTGATGATGTATTTTCAATTGAAGCATATTTAAGTAATTATGATGGATATACGGGTTCTGGAGATATTTTATCAAAATTTGGAATGAATTTAAAAGATGAATTAACTTTAATAATTTCAAAAGAACGTTTTGAAGATTTTATATCTTCTTTTTTAGTTGACATGGATCCAGAAGAAATAACAGTTTCTTCTCGCCCAAGAGAAGGTGATTTAATATATTTTCCTTTAGGTAGAAGACTTTTTGAAATAAAATTTGTAGAGCATGAACAACCTTTTTATCAATTAGGAAAAACATATGTTTATGAACTAAAATGTGAACTTTTTGAATATGCAGACAATGTTGGTGGTTGGGATAATATGAACACTACAGTCGAAGAAATAGATGAAACTCTTGAAAATCAAGGGTATATTACCACTCTTAAAATGTTTTCGAATGGAACTAAAGCTACTGCACAAACATCATTAAGAAGTGGATATGTTAGAAAAATAGATCTAATTAATGATGGTTATAATTATAACACTACACCAATAGTTGCAATTAGTAGCGCACCATCTGGTGGAATAAATGCAGAGGCAGTTGCTATCACATCATGTATTGGTAATTTTTGTTCTGTGAGAGAGATTCTGCTGGTCAATCCGGGGGCAGGATACACAGTTGAACCAACTGTATCAATTATTGGTTCAACTGGCACTGGAGCAGTAGCAAAGGCAGTTATAGAAAAAACTTATTCTGGAATTGGTAGTATAACAATATCAAATAATGGATTTGGATATGTTTCTTCACCTTCAATAGGATTTTCTTCACCAACAGTTGGATCTGCTGTTACAGCAAAGGCAAAGACATTTGTTAATTCCCAAGGATTGGTTAATAAAATATTAATATCTGATGCTGGTATTGGATATACTGAAGCACCAACAATTTCTATTTCTAATCCACCGTTATTAGTTGGTATCAATACATATTTCTTTAATGAAGTTGTAACTGGACAAACTTCTGGAGCAAAGAGTAGAGTTAAAAATTGGGATGAAACTAAAAACCAATTGAAAGTTGGAATTATTGATGGTGAATTTTTGCCTGGAGAAATTATAGTTGGATCTATATCTTCAGCAAGATATTCACTACATAAGTATGAAATACCAGACTTATATGATAAATATGAACAAAATGACGAAATACAACAAGAATCTGATTTAATAATTGATTTTTCGGAAAAAAATTTATTCGGTAATTACTAATGTTAGGAACTTATTTTTATCATCAAAATATAAGAAAAACAATTGTCGCTTTTGGAAATCTTTTTAATACAATAATTATTAAGCACAAAGATGGAAATGATGATGATTATAGTGAACTAAGAGTTCCTTTAGCATATGGACCTACACAAAAGTTTCTTGCACGTCTTGAGCAGCAAGCTGACTTGAATAAACCAGTTGCAATAACTTTACCAAGAATGTCATTTGAAATGAATTCTATTAAATATGATCCATCAAGAAAATCTGGAATAAGTCAATCATTTAAGGCTTCTGATGGAAATAATATTAAAAAAGTTTTTATGCCAGTTCCCTATAATATAGGATTTGAATTAAATATAATGGCAAAATTAAATGATGACGTTCTTCAAATTGTAGAACAAATTTTACCATTTTTTCAACCAGCCTTCACAGTTACTGTAGATATGGTTGATACTATAGGAGAGAAAAAAGATATTCCTATTGTTTTAGATGATATTTCTTTTAGAGATGATTATGAAGGAGATTTTTCTACAAGAAGAATACTTTTATATACCTTACAATTTACAGCAAAAACATATCTCTTCGGACCAATAACTGACAGTACAGATAATCTTATTAAAAAAGTTCAAGTCGATATGTATTCGACTACTGACGTTAAAACTGCTAAGAGAGAGATGCGATACACAGTTACTCCCGATCCAATTGATGCTGGACCAGATGATGACTTTGGGTTCAATGAAAATTGGCAGTTTTTCGCGGATGCAAAGGATTATAGTCCAGTTCAGCAAACTGATATTTAAATTCAATGAAATCTAAAAATTTTGAAAGTCTAGACAATGCTTTGAATACTAGTAATGATATTCAAGTATATAATAATCCAGACTCTATTCAAGTCGAAAGTGAACTACAGAGTTCAAAAATAAATCTTGATATAAAAAAAGATTATGAGTATACACGGGCAAATTTGTATTCATTAATTGAAAAAGGTCAAGAAGCAATTGACGGAATCATGGAATTGGCTGCAGAAAGTGATCAACCAAGAGCCTATGAAGTTGCTGGACAATTAATCAAAAGCGTTGGAGACGTAACTGATAAATTGATTGATCTCCAAAAGAAATTAAAAGATATTGAAGATGAAAACGTAAAAACAACAAACAATGTTACAAATAATGCTGTTTTTGTTGGATCAACTTCAGAATTATCAAAATTGCTAAAACAAGGTTTTCTAAATAATAAAGAGTAACTCTTATTCTTCTAATGAGTTGGTCTGAAAAATATAAAAAATCGATAGATTGTGATAATCCGAAAGGATTTTCTCAGAGAGCTCATTGTCAAGGAAAAAAGAAAAAAATGAACATTAGGGAATACAAAGAACCTATAAAGTTTTCTAAATTTGCTCACAAAACAAAGCATCTTGGAAAAACTACACATCAACTAGATCCAAATTTAGATCTAAAACATCTTGTTCATCATGCATCAGTTGAATTCTTAGATAAAGATGCAGATGGGGATGTTGACATTTTTGATAAATTAGGTATTCCTGATGAAAGTCCTGGAAAAGATTATGAAAAAACTTCCAAACAGTTAATTAAAAAACAAAAGGGAGAAATTGAACATAGTAAAAGAAAAATTGCATACTATGAAGGAACTTTACACCATTGGTTTAAAGGATCAAAATCAAAAGATGGAAAACCTGGATGGGTTCAAGCAGATGGTTCTCCATGTGCAAATGAACCTGGAGAAACTAAAACACCAAAATGTTTTAGTAGTGCAAGATTAAAATCATTAAAGAAAAAGGGAAAAAAAGGCGAATCATTAATAAGATCTGCAGTTAGACGTAAGAGAAAAAAAGATAAAGCACAGCAGAGAAAAACTGGAGGAGCAGCACCAACTAATGTTCCAACATTTGCAAAGGGTAGAAAAGATCCTAACTATGTAAAGGCAGAACCAGGAATTAAAGAATCAATGGAAATCAAAGAAGCAAGAAAAGACAAACCCAGCAAAGGTAGTGGCACTAAAGATGCTTGCTATCATAAAGTTAAATCTAGATATAGTGTTTGGCCAAGTGCTTATGCATCTGGTGCTTTAGTTAAATGTCGTAAAGTTGGTGCTGATAATTGGGGAAATAAATCAGAATCTTTAAATTATGATTGGGATACTCCAATCCGTGAAAGACCAGATAGATATTGCCCAAAATGTGAAAAAGTAGAATTGAGAAGTGAATGTAAATATGGACCAAAATATTGGGATATGTTTTCATTACCGGCAGAGATAATCGGTTCAAAAAAAGATTTTAATATAACTATGCCACATCCAGGAAATATGCCAGAAGGATACGATCATGAGTATTCAATGGCTCGATCAGAACTTTCAACTATTATTTCAGCAGCAAAAAGACTTCGCAATAAAATGAAAAAAGGTGAAGGAAATATTGAAGCATGGGTTCAATCAAAAATTACTAAAGCAGCAGATTATATTGATTCTGCTGCAGATTATGTTGATAGTGGTGAAATGAAAGAACAAGTTAAACCTGCGGATTATGAACAATTTTCTAAATTTTCTAGAAGAGTTAACTCTGCTATGGCAACTAAAAATCCAAAAGTTAGAATTCAAATTTTAAAATCAGCTTCAAAATTATATCCAAAGTCTAAAGATCTTCCTTTAGCAGATTCTTATGAATATTCGAATTGGAGAGCAGATTTTGGATTATCAGAAGATTGGCAATCAGTAAATCGTAAGGATAAAACTGATGGATTAAGTCCAGCCGCAGTTAAAGCATATCGCAGAGAAAATCCAGGTTCAAAACTACAAACTGCAGTAACTGAAAAAAGACCAAAAGGAAAGAGAGCAAAGCGTCGTGCATCATTTTGCCGTCGTATGTCTGGAATGAAATCAAAACTAACTTCAGCGAAAACTGCAAGAGATCCAGATTCAAGAATCAACAAAGCACTCCGTCGTTGGAACTGTAACTAATGAAATCATTTAAACAATTTCTATCAGAAAGTATTAATATTGCTGGAGATTTCAATGGAAATCTCTATGTCAACAGTTCTGAACCACAATCGCAACAAGTTGGCGAATCTTTTATTGCTGATGTAGTTTGGCAAGGAAGATTATATCGTATGGAAGTTGAGGGAAAAATGATGAATAAAAATGAACTCGCAGAGCAACTTCAAGGAGAGTATCCTGGAGCAATTGTTCATAACATTTATCCAGTAACTTCAAGTTCTATAAAAATTAAAAATTCGCAAAGATACCAACCAGAAAGATTGGCATGGGGTGATTGATTATGGGATTTAAAAATTATATTTGGGATGAACAATTTGATTTGAATGTTGCAAGAGGTAAAACTCGTGGAGCATCATCACTCCACAAGTTTGGCGCAACTCCTTCTCAATCAACCAACACCACTGCAACAGTATGGGATAAAGGAGATACTCTTTATCCTTGGAGTGCTTTTGATACTCCTGGTGTTCTTGTAGCAGCACAAGTTGGTGCAGATGATAATGGAAAGGTAATTACAGTTATTGGACTTGATGAAAACTGGGTTCAAATTGAAGAAGATTTTACATTATCAAGTGCAGGAAATGTAACTGGAACTAAAACTTTTAAAAGAGTATTTAGAGGTTTTGTAAAAACTGGTGTAACTAATGTAGGTCAATTAAACTTTTCCAGAGGTGAAACACAAGTTTTAAGAATTACTGCTGGATTGGGACAAACTTTGATGAGTGTTTATACAATTCCAGATGGATATACTGGATATCTTTATCAAGGCGTTTGTAGTGCTCAGGCAGGTGCTGATGCAACTGGATATATGATGGTTAGATACAATACAATTGGGCAAGCATTTAGAGTGGGTCATACCTTTGAGGTTGGTGGAGCAGGTGGAGAATATTTTTATAAGTTTGCCTTCCCAATTCAAATTCCCCAACATTCTGATATTGATATAAGACTTACTACTAGAAGTAATAATGGTAGGTACACTGCTGCCTTTGATATGTTATTAATTAAGGATGAATTATGAGCGATAAAGTTTACTTAGGTAATCCTAATTTAAAAAAAGCAAATACACAAATTCAATTTACTGAAGAACAAATAATTGAGTTCTTAAAGTGTAAAGAAGATCCTGTATATTTTGCAAAAAACTATATTAAAATTGTTTCTCTTGATCATGGATTAGTTCCTTTTGAACTATATCCATTCCAAGAAAAATTAATTAAAAACTTTCATAATAACCGATTCAATATTTGTAAAATGCCCCGTCAAACGGGTAAATCTACAACTTGCGTTTCGTATTTGTTACATTATGCAGTTTTTAATGATAATGTAAATATTGCAATCCTAGCAAACAAAGCATCAACTGCAAGAGATCTTCTTAGTAGGTTACAACTTGCTTATGAAAATTTGCCTAAGTGGATGCAACAGGGTATCATATCATGGAATAGGGGTTCTTTAGAATTAGAAAATGGATCAAAAATTTCGTCAAACTCTACTTCTTCATCTGCTGTGCGAGGCGGATCCTATAATGTCATCTTTTTGGACGAATTCGCATTTATCCCGAATCACATTGCTGATGACTTTTTTGCCTCCGTTTATCCTACTATTTCTTCAGGTCAAAGCACGAAAGTAATTATTGTTTCTACTCCTCGCGGTATGAATCACTTTTACCGCATGTGGCATGACTCTGAACGCGGTAAAAATGAATATGTACCTACAGACGTTCACTGGTCGGAAGTACCTGGTAGAGACGAAGCATGGAAGAATCAAACCATAGCAAATACTTCTGAACAACAATTTAAAACAGAATTTGAATGTGAGTTTTTAGGATCTGTTAATACTTTAATTAGTTCAGCAAAACTTCGTAATTTTGTTTATGAAGATCCGATAAAAAGAAACGCTGGATTAGATGTTTATGAACATCCAAACAAAGAAAATAATTATTTGATTACTGTTGATGTTGCTCGCGGAATAGGAAATGATTATTCTGCATTTGTTGTTTTTGATATTACTCAATTTCCATATAAGACTGTTGCAAAATATAAAAATAATGAAATTAAACCAATGCTGTTCCCAAGCATCATTGAAGAAGTTGCAACTGCTTACAATAATGCTTGGATTTTAATAGAAGTAAATGACATTGGAGATCAAGTAGCAAATATTTTACATTTTGATTTAGAGTACGATAATATTTTAATGTGTTCTATGAGAGGTAGAGCAGGACAAATTGTTGGGTCTGGATTTAGTGGTAAAAAATCTCAACTTGGAGTTCGAATGACTGCATCAGTTAAAAAACTAGGTTGTTCTAATTTAAAAACCTTATTGGAAGACGATAAGTTGCTTATTAATGATTATGATATGATTAGTGAATTAACAACCTTTATACAAAGACATAACTCATTTGAAGCAGAAGAAGGATGTAATGACGACTTAGCAATGTGTTTAGTTATCTTTTCTTGGTTAGTGGCTCAAGACTACTTTAAAGAAATGACAGATAATGACGTGCGTAAAAGAATATATGAAGAACAAAAAAATCAAATAGAACAAGATATGTCTCCTTTCGGATTCATTGATGATGGATTAGATGAAATGGAAGATATTTTAGATCGAACAAATAATGACCGTTGGATATGGGTTGGGAATGATAAGAGTAAACAAGTTTTAGAAGTTTGGAACGTAGATGAATATGGAGATAGATCTTACATGTGGGATTACAGATAGATCTTAAAGCGGAGGAAATTATAAATATTTTTAGATAATTCTGGATAGTACGGAGAATAAAGATGCCACTAAATTTAGCATCTCCTGGAATTTTAGTAAGAGAAGTTGATTTAACTGTTGGAAGAATAGATCCAGTATCAGCTTCTGTAGGAGGTATTGCAGCTCCATTTGCAAGAGGTCCTGTTGATGAACCAACTTTGATCGAAAGTGAAAATGATTTATTAAACACCTTTGGAAGACCATATTCTGTAGATAAGCATTATGAGCATTGGATGGTTGCATCATCGTATCTTGCATATGGTGGAACTATGCAAGTTGTCAGAACAGATAGCACCGATTTAAAAAATGCTGCTTACGGAACTGTTCCAGTAAAGGTAAAAAGTTTACAACATTATACTGAACTTGGATACTTAGATAATCCATTAACAGATGTAACTGTATTAGCAAGAAATCCGGGTTCTTGGGCAAATGGAATTAAAGTTTCAATTATTGATTCTAAAGCAGATCAAATTTTAACAATAGATAGTACATCTGGTTTAACTGTTGGATTGGGAGTAACTCAAGCAGTTCCAGCAGGTACTCAAGATCCCGGTAAAGGTACAATTGACGGATATTTTAAAGGTATTATTACTAATGTAGATTCTGCAAATAGTAAAGTAGCAGTAAAATTCTTATCGCATGTTTCGGCAGCATCAACAGAAACTGCAAAAGACTATCAGGCGTCTGGAATCTTTAAATTTGGATCAGTAGAAACTACTTTTGTAGGAACTGGAGCAGGAACAACTTCAGTTACTGTTTCAAGAGGATCTTTAGGCAGCACTGCAAATTCTACAATTAGTGCTGGAACCGCAGTTACTTCTTATTACCTTGAACTAAGTAGAGCAATTGACACAATCGGCGGAACTACAGTATCTGCAAGTGATACTACAATTGGTATCGTAACAACTGGAATATCAGTTGGTGCCGATAAGTATTTTATCATCGGAAATGAAATAATTTCGTTAGCTTCGGCATCAGTTGGAGTTGGTCAAATTACCGGATTGACTAGAGCACAATTTGGAACATCAGCAGATTCATATGCAGATGGAACTTCTTTAAAATATGTAACTCGTAATGCTGATGTAGCTACTGTAACTGAATATGTTTCTTCATCTGGAGCAACAAACATCGGTCTTACAACATCACTTACACCAACTCAGTTAGGTGCTAAAGTAAATGCAAATGGAATTTTATCGATTGGTTCTGAATTTTTACTTGTTTCTAGACTTTTAGATGGTTCAAGTTCACTTAAGACACCAAGTGCAGTTGTTGATTGGTTTGATCAACAGCAAATTACATTAAGTAGTGGGTCAAAACTTTCATGGAACGCTGTTGCTCCAAGACCAGGAACTTCACAATTTGCGGCAGATAGAAATTCAAGATTTGATGAACTTCATGTTGTCATAATTGATGATGAAGGTACTGTAACGGGTAATTCTGGAACCATTTTAGAAAAACACATTGCACTTTCAAAAGCAAAAGATGCTCTTTACTCTTCAGGAAGTCCTTCTTCTTGGAGAAAATATCTAAGCAATGCATCCGAATATATTTTTGCAGGATCATCTCCAGTAGGAATAGTTACAACTGGATTTAGTTCAGGGTATACAATTGCATCTGATATTGATTGGGATCAAAATGCTCAAGATATAATTTTTGCAGGATGTGGAGCATTGGATCTTAAGTTAACTGGTGGAAAGAACTATGATGGTCTTTCAGACTTAACTCAATCAAATTCTCTTTCAGCAACTATTGGAGAAATTAAATCTGCATACAGTTCCTTTTTAAATGAAGAGGAAGTTGATATCGATTTCTTACTTATGGGATCTGCTGGATATACTGAAGCAGAAGCAAGAGATCTTGCTGCAGAATTAATTAAAGTTGTAGAATCAAGAAAAGATGCAATTGCATTCATTTCTCCATATAGAGGATCTGCAATTACTGATACTTCATCACAAACTTCAGATACAATTAGAGATATTGACACTATTACTAATAATGTGATTTCTTTCTACTCTGCAATTCCATCTTCAACATACGCAGTATTTGATAGTGGATATAAGTACATGTATGATAGATTTAATTCTACTTTTAGATATGTACCATTAAACGGTGATATTGCTGGTTGCTGTGCAAGAAATGATATTAATAATTTCCCATGGTATTCGCCAGCAGGAACTGCTAGAGGATCAATTCTGAATGCAGTAAAACTTGCATATAATCCTGGAAAAGTACAAAGAGATCGTCTGTATACAAACAGAATTAATCCAGTCATACTTTCACCAGGAGCAGGAATAGTTCTCTTTGGAGATAAAACTGGATATGCAAAAGCATCAGCATTTGATCGAATCAATGTTCGTAGATTATTTGTTTACCTTGAAAATGCAATTTCTGCAGCTGCTAAGGATCAACTTTTTGAATTTAACGATGAATTAACTAGAACAAACTTTGTAAATATTGTTGAACCATTCCTCAGAGATGTTCAATCTAAGAGAGGTATTTTTGATTATGTTGTAATCTGCGATGAAACTAACAACACTCCTGCAATCATTGATGCTAACGAGTTTGTTGCAGATATTTACATCAAACCAACAAAGTCTATCAACTTTATTGGACTGACCTTCATCGCCACCAGAACTGGTGTTGCTTTTGAAGAAGTAATCGGCAATTTCTAATTTAGAGGTTAAATCAAATGGCAACTAGAACACAGTTTAATCCACCTCCTCTTAGAAAAATTACTGACTTCAAAAGTCAGTTAACTGGAGGTGGCGCAAGAAGTAACCTTTTTGAAGTGGTTATTTCTTTCCCAGATATTGCAAAAGTTGACAATGCAGTATTAGAAAAGTCTAGATTTTTAATCAAAGCAGCAAACTTACCAGCATCACAGGTTGCATTAATTGATGTTCCATTTAGAGGTCGTACTTTAAAAATTGCTGGAGATAGATCATTTGAAAGTTGGACAATTACAATTGTAAATGATACTGATTTCTCAATTCGTTCAGCATTTGAAAATTGGGTTAACAAAATTAATAGAGTTTCTGATGGTACTGGTGTTACTAATCCAGTCTCATACAGTGCTGATGCTTTTGTATACCAATTAGATCGTGATGGTCAGACATTAAGAGCATATCATTTATATGATCTGTTCCCAACTTCCGTAGCAGCAATCCCTGTTTCCACAGACAACTCAAACATTCAAGAGTTTACTGTAGAACTTCAAGTTCTCTGGTGGGAAGCAATTAAAGGTAATTCTCCTATTTCGGGTGGCATTGACATTAACTAAATAGTGTATAATTAGAGGTTTTTAATCATATACTATGGCAAAACTTTTTGGATTTTCTATTGAGAATAATCAAGATAAACCAAAATCATTAGTTTCCCCCGTTCCTCCGTCAAACGAGGACGGGGTTGATCATTATATTGCAAGTGGTTTTTATGGTCAATATGTAGACATTGAAGGTGTTTATAGAACAGAATATGATTTACTTAAAAGATATAGGGAAATGGCATTACACCCAGAGTGTGATAATGCCATAGAAGATATTGTAAATGAAGCATTAGTAAGTGATTTATACGATTCTCCAGTTGAAATAGAACTTTCAAATTTAAACGCAAGTGATAAGTTAAAAGATATAATGCGTAAAGAATTTAAATCTATCAAAGAAATGATGGATTTTGATAGAAAGTGTCATGAAATTTTTAGAAACTGGTATATTGATGGTAGATTATATTACTTAAAAGTGATCGATGTTAAAAATCCTGGAGCAGGTATACAGGAAATAAGATACATCGATCCAATGAAGATGAAACATGTTAAGCAGGAAAAGAAAAATAAAAAAAATCAAATTTCTAGATTTCCTAATGCTCAAGAAGATATTAATTTTCCAGAAATAGAAGAATACTATGTGTATACACCATCTTTAAATTATGCATCATCATCATATAGTACAAAACCACAAAGAGGAATTAAGATAACTAAAGATTCAATTTCATATTGTACTTCAGGTTTAGTAGATAGAAATAAAGGAACTATTTTATCATATCTACACAAAGCAATTAAAGCTCTCAATCAACTTCGAATGATTGAAGATTCTCTTGTAATTTACAGATTGTCAAGAGCACCAGAAAGAAGAATTTTTTACATTGATGTTGGCAATCTTCCAAAAGTAAAGGCTGAACAATATCTTAAAGATGTAATGAGTCGCTATCGTAACAAACTGGTTTATGATGCAAATACTGGTGAAGTTCGTGATGATCGCAAATTCATGAGTATGCTTGAAGACTTTTGGCTCCCAAGAAGAGAAGGTGGTAGAGGAACTGAAATTACTACTCTTCCAGGAGGACAAAATCTTGGAGAATTATCTGATGTTCAATATTTTCAGAAAAAACTTTATCGTGCATTAAATGTTCCAGAATCTAGAATTACTGGAGATACTGGATTTAATCTTGGCAGATCTTCAGAAATTTTACGCGATGAATTAAAGTTTGCAAAATTTGTAGGGAGACTTAGAAAAAGATTTGCGAGCATGTTTAATGATATGCTTCGTACACAGTTATTACTTAAAAATGTTGTTTCCCCGGAAGATTGGGAAAAGATGGAAGATCATATTCAATATGATTTCTTATATGATAATCAATTTGCCGAACTTAAAGAGTCTGAAATGTTAACTAATAGGTTAACACTTGCAACTACAATTGAACCTTATGTTGGTAAATACTACTCTACAGAATATGTAAGAAAGAAAGTTTTACATCAAACTGATTCTGAAATTATTGAAATTGATCTCCAAATTCAAGATGAAATTCAAAAGGGTATTCTTCCAGATCCTAATGCTCCGGTGGATGAAAACGGAAATCCAATTCCACAAGATGGTGAAGTTCCTCCAGAACAAGCAATGATTGGAGCAGAAGAAGCACCACTTGGAGAAGTTCCAGAAGAACCTGGAATTGATGCATCGATGGTACAACCACCTGAAATTAAACCAAAAGGTGGAAAAATATAAATATTATTATAATAATAAAATTAATTTATGGATAACATTATAGATTTGATT